TGTTTTGCTGTATTTATATCTGACACGCGGTTGCGCTCACCCGCCCACTTACAAGATTTACAAATCATTTACGCTTAGCCCTACGCGTAGCACGATTACCTGATACGCGTGGATCACGCGTAGCGTGAGTTTGTGTCGGGCTCGCTAATTGACTGTCGTCAAGCGTGTCCTCAAGCCCAGCAAAGAGCGGTAAATCACGCACAGCCTTCGTGTATTGTTCCATATAATCGGACATGACATAAATTGTTGTTGATAATTCTCCAATGATATCCTGCGTGTTACGCAAAGCTTCTATAAAATCCGCATCTTGCGAATCAATCCAAGTCTGCTCCGTCAGTTTCTTCGATATCGTCTCGAACGATACTTTCACCTTCATCACGTTGTTGCTCATTGACTTGCTCCTCTGTGTAATCTCTTTCCCTGCGTGGTCGTTTACCACCCAAGAAGTTTATCAGGTTATTCATAGCGCGGTTCACGCGCATACGCGCAGCGTCCTGACTGATAGATAATTCCTTTGCTACTACCGCTATGTCAGAGTTGTCTGCGAAGCGTAAGTAAATCAGGTTGTATTGTTCTTCAGGTAATTTCTCTAGTGCGTGCTGGATATCTGCCATCATAGCAAACCAATTACCACCCTCAGCAGCAACCTTCTTCGTGCTACTGAAGCCTAAATCTACGAGTGATGGTGCTACTAAATCTCCGCGCATTACCGCTGGAAGCAGTAGTTCTACTACCTCTCGATCGTAGTAGTATAAGTCATCAACCTTGTACCCGACCGCGTTAGCCTTCTCTTTCTGACAGTAATCCTTAGCAGCATTACGCAACGAGCGTGCTATGAGCTTCGTTGATTGCTTGCCGTCAAGTGCTTCCCACACCTTCACCTTGTTAGGGTGTTCCAAGAACCATACCCATAGTTCCTGCCTTATATCTTCGACAGGAACCATGTAGAACTTACGAGAAAACTCATACGCAATAGAAGCAACAAGATTCTCATAATGTTCTGTTATTACCACGCGTACACTTCTCCCTCTACGCAGAAGGAACGACCAATAATTGGAACATTCACGGGTGTTACGTTCGATCGACGAACATACAATACCGTGAATCCTTGTTGCCAGTTAGCAGCACCTGTTGATAGGTAATCTGCTTTATTTAGATCCATTAAGTGACCTACTTCGACTCCGAAAAGTCTATTGGAGATTCGACCATTGTAACCGACGTGATAATGTTGGATTCCTTGGCGATGAGTGTGTCCACATACGACAGATAGTCCGATACGTCTTGCAAGGTTAAGCGCAGTTCCTCCCGCAGTTTGTAAAAGACTTCCCTCATCTCCGTGGGCAAGAGCCCATCCGGGCGCAAATTGCCAGATTTTATTGTGATAGGTAATATCAAGTTCATCGTATCGGAGCAACGCTTCATACTCCAATTCGCGCAATCCTGCAAGTGCTGGAGCGTACTTGTCGATGTAGTTTCCGATTCTATCTCCATGATTACTCCTCATCACATGAAAAGGTTTATCACCTAATGCGTTCTTGAAACCTTCCATAATATTAGATGTCTTATCAAGACCTGCCTGTAAAGTCTTTGAGTATTCTGCTGCTCGTCCCTTGTTCCATCGTGATGGTTCAGGGCTATCAGCCTCATCACCTACGCAGTATATTTCATCAGGCTCGAAGTCCTCAATGAATTCTTGAAGCGTAGTGATGGCCCTGCCATCGTGACTAGGTGCTTGAATATCAGAAAGAACTACTATTTTCTTCAGTTTCATCGCTTACCTTTTTTCTTTGTAGGGGGTTTTTTCTTTGCTCTACGCTTGTTTTCTTTAGCGACATTATCACTTTTACGTACTGCCCGAAGATTCGACGGGCGATCATCTCCATCACGTCCACCATTGTTTTTATGATCCACTTCTATATTTCGTGGTAGTGTCTTTCCTGTTCGCTTTTCGTATTCAACTCTTGCTTTATTACTCGAAGTAGTAACAACAGTTCCATCTTTTTTCTTACGCTTGAACACATAGATCTTCCTACCACCGTTTTGTTTGCTACCTTTGTATGGTCCGAATATCTTCATTCTTGGGGCCACTTTCCTCTCAGTACCATCATCGATATGATGGAATAGTTTGCTAAGTCCTTGAAAGAATCCTCAAGAGATTCATTCTCAGGACTACTGCCCGAATCTATTAGATGGTTGATACGAGCAATCTTGTCGTGCATGCGAACGCGGAGCCCATTAAGAGCTCCGCCCGGTGAGTGAGAAATATTCTTTGGTCCGTAGTCCTTGTGCTTTTTGAGTAGAAGGGAAGCCAACTCATCAGCAATATCTAGAACATCAAATTCAAAGTTATCTGTGTCATCTAATAACTTGTACGCTTTCTCAGTAAGAGTCCACACTTCAGCACTACTTGTCATGCTTTTTACCTTCCTCTATAAGCATCTTCTCTAAACCATTGTAAACTTCGTGCATCTCTGTGTGTACAAGTACTTCCTCCATGAAATCAGCAAGTAATCCCTCTCCTGCGTTCATAAAGACTAGAGCAGTGCTCTGCACGCATTCGTATGCATCTTGGTACTTGTTTTCCATAATCAAGTTATTGAGTGTTGATAGAAACTGAAACACATCAAATGTGTAGTTACGAGTCAGACGTACGCCCCACTCGTATTGAACGTCGTTATGCCCAAGGAAGTCAAAGATATCTCTAAACTGGTCACCACAGTTACATTCATATCGACCATCATGATCAGGAATTAATGGCTTATCCACGTACGCTCGCTATCTTGTTCTTAAAGAAATCAGGACCTTCCTGACGATACATTGAATTTACATCTTCTCCTTCAGGCATCTGAATCACAGTCAAACCTGAGAGTTCTCTTGCGAGAGACTTTGCGAACTCGTGTCCTGCGTTGTCTCCATCGGCGAATAAGAACACATTGTCAAAGTCAGCCAAGAGCCTAGTGTAATGCTTCTTCCAATTGTTAACACCTGGAACACCCACGGCAGGTAGGTTGCAGACAACATCGAGCGTGATGGTGTCAATCTCACCTTCAGCAATACAAATGTATGAGCCCGCTCTGAAAAAAGCTCCGACATTATAGAGGCGAGTTGTTGCCCCACTAAGCCCCATGTACCTTGGCTCTTCATCTCCGAGCGCTCTAAAACGCAAGTCGACCACACCCGACCTAGTGAGGTACGGAATAGAGAGACGTCCTGAGTAAGCTTCATGACCCGTTAACGGATCTAACACGACGCCCAAGCGAGCCTGACGTGCTTGCTCTAGAGAGATTCCCCGTTCTGCGAGGTATTCCTCCGCTTCGTGTATTGCGCTGTGGTAATACTTTGCCGCTCGCGTTAAGGATTCTCTCTGCGATGCTGAGTGCTTCACGAAACTGTACCCCTTCCTTGTTCATGATGAGTGAAAACCCATCTCCTTTTACTTGGCATGCGAAGCAACAGAATACACCTTCATCTGTATTCGCGCTAGCCGAATTATGTGTGTCATCGTGGAACGGACACTTCATAGAAAACCAACCACGACGTGTTGGTACACGAGCACCATAGTGCTCTAAAATCGCTGATATATCAGGCTTTTCCACTATCTATTGCCTTTCGTAAGAGTTCTATCCATACTGATACAGGCATTGTAGCATACCAGTCAGCAGGGTTGCCTTTGCCCTTACGTTTGTGAATCACAGCACCAGTCCAAGCTTTAGCATTAACTGTCTCAACTTCTAGTTCTGCTAACCATCCAGCAAGATCTAATTTGGCATGGTTCTTAACTTCGATACAGACACCATTGATGCCTGAGATATCTCCCTTATCAAGAGTAGCCCCCGCAAGCCTTCTTTCAGCATACGGGAACCACTCTTGCAGGTATTTAACTAAGTCACGTTCTGCTTGAGAACCCTTAATCTTTGACCTGCTTGACATTTAGTACCAACCATTCCTTTGCCAAAAAGCCCAGGCACGCTCAGGCGTACCATGGCGGTGAACGATGTACTTCAGTCCTTTATTCACTTGATATTCAATTGTAGAGTTACGTGGTGTATTAAGTACCTGCGCTATTCCATACGCAGATGAGCGAGGATTCTTAGCCTTGTAGTTCCAGGCAGATTCCTTGCCCCATAGTTTTACGAGTGCAGACCATTGACGATCTCCATTTTTGAACATTTCATTCACCCGATAACGAGCGAATATCTTTGCTTTAGTCTTGTGATCGATCGGTTGGATTGCGAACAGTTGCTTGCACCCAACCTCTTGGTGTGTCGATTTCACTAACCAAGCACCCACAGCGTGGGGCAAGGTAGCCACAAAAAGTGCAATCGCGGATAGCATTGATACTGTTGTTAGTTTCATCTTTCCTCCGTTGGAGCGGTTGCTTGTGTTCCACAGTCAGCACACTCCATATCTAAGAAATACATCCCTATCGTACCATCCTCATCGAATGTTACTTTAAGGTTCCATAAGAAACTACCACACACACATACCGTGGTTGGTTTACCACGTATATCCATCGCCCGAGTGTAGTCAGGACGTAACTCGGTTATGTGTTTCACTTGCTCTGCGTAACTATTTGTATAGGTAGGCAAGTGTTGATGTCAAGCCTACAAGAGATAGCAAGGGCTTTCTTAGCTATCAAAGTAGCAGCTTGAACTGACTTGATCTTCTTTGTATCCACCGAGTGGAGATACCCAAGAGCGAACGAGCCACCAGAGCCAGCAGCATAATAACCTGACTCTGTACATAAGAAGGACATATCATCACCTATAGAAAACAATTTACCATTGAATCCTAATAGGTATTGGAATGAAATTTCCTTCTTATCTTCCCCTTCTAAGTCAAAGCCATTAACCTTAAAGGCTTCAAGCATAGAGGGAATAATAGATTTACCCATGAATTGAATCTCATCACCTTGTTTGTAGACAGGTGGATTCCAGTTGTAAGTCAAGATATCTCCCGGACGAGCATCGCCTGAGATACCTAAAATATATTTACCAATGCGTATAATCTTGGGTGTCTTGGGAGAGATGATGCGCTGGTTATCTTCGGTTATTTGCGAATCGGCTGCCATGACTATAAAGTCTTTGCCTTGTATTCCGACTATTGTTGTCACCAGCGCACTCCCTATACTCTCTCTACGTCCGATACGTTCATTACTTCAGGATTGAATTGGAGCCAAAACGCATCTTCCCCTGAAGCGTTTGCCTTACCGTAACGATTCTTTACAGAGGCGACTGCCAAAAATCCTGGAGCATTTGAACCCACAGTCAGAATTAATGCTGGTAACTGAGCAACCATTCCCTGCAGCGCAGAGCGTGGTTGGCACGGATTTCCAGGATATGACTCTTTCGTGTGGTGTAGTACTAGCACCGCAGCATTGGTGTCACGGGCTAGATATTTGAGTTCCTTAATGGTAGAACGCATGCCAGCGAATTCTTCTCCTGAATCGTTAGCAACATCCATTAAGTTATCGACAACGATGAGTGTAGGAGAGCATCCCCATAACTCCTCGAATGCCAATACTTCATTATCTAAATCAGCCAAAGTCGGGGCTGACTCAAAGGACCAAAAGATATGTCCTGATTGTTCGTTAATAATCTTTCGTGAGTTATCTACATCTTCAATTAACATCTGCTCTGCTTCTGTTTGGTTACGTCCAGTAATCATGGACAACAGTCGCATA